ATGATGTATTTAAAAAGTTAGATAACTTTGATCCGGAAAACGAAGACATTTTTCAGTGGCTTGAAAGAAACAAAGTTGAACCCATAAAAAAAGACGGACCAAAAACTGCTTTAGAGTATATGACACCAACAGAGATACAACAGAATTTAACAGATGAGTTAGACGCTTTTGGTAAATACAAAAACCCAGAGTCTGCTGGAGATGATGCTCGATTTTATTATCCAGATAATCCCACACAAAGAATGGAACGTGTCACCTATCATGGTGAAAATATTAGTGCATTAGAACAGGCATTACAAACACTAGACCCAGACAGTTTTAGAGAGTATGCTAGAACTAAACCTAAGTTTGATTCTAAAATTTTACCATTTAAAGATTTAAACGCAGAAGGAGGCATCGTTGGCTTACGTATTTGATCCCACAACTAACACGTTGATTGATGACGAAGACAAAAGTCTTGGTAATAAACTTGCGTTAAACCAAGATGAGTTTTTAAAACTTTTAGAAATACCAGGTGTGTTCAGAGCAAGCGAAGCACCACAGCCACCAGAAAGACCCGATGTTCAAGAGATAGATGCGATTAATAGATTTGTTAGAGATAACCCTGTTAATAAGGCAGAGGGTGGTGCAATTGGTGGTGGTATAATTACAGGTGAAGATTATGGTGATAGAACTGGATTTGAAAAAATTAGGTTATCAAAATCAGAAGCAAGACAACTTAAAAATACAAGACCTGACTTGTTTAATAAAATCATGGAACTTGCTGACAAAAAAACATTAGGTCCAACAGAAATTAGAAGGGATCCAGCTGTTCTTAAACTTAATAACGGAAAAGAATTATCATACGGCACTATACAAAGAATAATTAGTGAGGAAAAAGGTAAAAAATTTTTTAAAGATTTAACTAAAAATACATCTTATTTTATAGGTGATATTAGAAAAGGTGCTTTAGCAAATTTAGATAATATATTAGAAGACTATTATAAAGGTATAGGAACCAGAGAACTAACTAAGAAATATTTCCCTGACTCACCAAATGCTAAAAGAGGAACCTCTTCTACAGTGTTGGAGGAGGTCATAAAAGAAAAAGCAGATCCAGTAAGATTAAAAAACAGACCTAATTTTATAACAACAGGTAAGGGTGTTCCTCCTGCTCAAATTATTTTAAATAATCCACTAGCAAAAGCTGAATTTATAAAGTTTGGTAACGCCCCAGAAAATAGAATTTTAGATAGCATGGAAGAGGCTGGAAAAATTGCAAAAAAATATGCACCAGAAGGACTAAAAATTTCAGGGTATTCAAGTCGAACAGGATTTATGGATTCCGGTTTAAGAGATTTAATTACTAAAAAAGTTGAGTTTTCAAATCCATTTGAAGGTAGAGGTGAAGGAAGTAGAGTTGCTACAGGACCAGAGAAAACTAGAAGAGGAAGGATAGCTATTACAGCTCCAATTGATGTTGAGGGAACTAGAAAATTTCAGTTCCACCACATAATGAATATTGGTGGAGAGATACCTTTAGATTTAAATGATATTGCAATTATTAAACAAAAAATGAATACGACACTTTCTCCATATAATACAAGATTAAATAATATAGCTGATTCAATTACAAATTTAATTAACGAGCAACCAAAAGGTTATTTAAAAGAAATAGATAAATTAAATGACGCTGGAGAAAAAGTTGTTAAAAATGCAATTAAAGAATTACCAAGTGAATATAAAAAGTTAATTGGTTTTAATAGAGTAGTCCCTGTATTAGATGAGTATGGCACACCCGTAAGATTTGTCGGTCAAAAATTTGGTGGTAGTGGTAAAACAAATCCAGCGTTAAAATTAGAACAATTATCAACTGACCAAGTTAGTAGTTTAAAAACACAAGTTAAAACAGATGCTAAAGCTTTAGAAAAAGGTAAGTTAAAAGATAAAATATTATCTTCAACAGGTAAAATTTTAAAAGGAGTCGGAAAAGTTATAAAGCCAGTTGGATATGCAATTGGAACTAATGCACTTGTTAAAGCAATAGCTATGGCAGATGAAAGAGGAATTGAATTAAATAATTTAGACAAACTTATGGCTTTAGATTCTGGAGATCCTGAAGTAGCTCTTAACAATGCAAGAAGAAGAGTGGATCCAGAGTTTGCTGCAGCAGAACGAGCAAAAGACTTAGCACAAATGGAAGATGATTTTGAAGAAGTCGGATTAGATGAAATACAACCTGATGAAACATTAAAAAGTTTTATGGCAAACGGAGGCCGGGCAGGATTTAGCAACGGTGGTGCAGCAGGGGCCGATGAAAATTTTGCAGCAGAGTTAGAATATTTTTTAACAAATGAAGATGCGGAACTACCAAAGATGCAAACATACAAAGAGACCATGAATCCAATTGAGGTGTTAAACGACATAATCGATCCAAGAAACTATCCATACTACGCGGATGTGTTAGCTAGATCTGGTATTCGTATTGGTGAGTTTGCTACAAGAATATTACCTGCAACAGGTAAACTTATAAATGATTTAATAACAAAACCTGCATTTAAAATTACCGGCACTGGCAATAATTATGTGCAAGATTACACAGATATAATACCATCGAATATTAAAGGCACAGGAATATTTTCAGAGTTTTTAGAAAACATAACACCAACAACATTAGAGAAAAAAGTAGGGCTTGATAAATTAATTGAAAAAGAAGAACAAAAATTAAAAGACAGAGGATCAACTGTTGGTCCAAAAGTTTTTGCAGACACTGTAGGTCTTGGAGCCGAGGTCACGGCCCCAATATTCCCTGGTCTTAAATTACTAAGAGCATATGCAGTAAACAGAAATCTACCAGTAAATGATGTTACTGAAAAAATTTTAATAAAAGAAGTTGACGAAGTATTAGAAAAACAAGGAATGGATAGAAGAACATTTTTACAAGCAACAGGTGCAGGTGCAACTATAATCTTAGCCAAGATGTTAGGCTTTGGGGATGAGATAGCACAGACTGCTAAAGTTGCAGAGAAAGCAGCGGCAGCTCCTGCAGGTGTGCCACCATACTTTTTTGATCTAGTTGAGATAATTAAAAAGAAAGGCACGGATGTTACTAAAATAAACGCTACTAAAAATCTAGAAAATGTATATCGATATAAAGGTTATGAAATATATGAAGATCTTGCAACAGGAGAAATTAGAATTGAAAAAATTTATCCAGAATCAGACATGATAACTGAAAGACAAATATTAGAATATAAACCAGGTAGGGGTGATGAAAGTACAAAAGGTAAACCAGCAGATTCATACGAAGAAGTAACTGAGACTAATTCAAGAATTTACAAAGATGAGTTTAATGATCC